GTTACCCAAATTATTGGGGTTACCCAAATTATTGGGGTTACCCAAATTATTGGGGTTACCCAAATTATTGGGGCAAGCCACTCCGAGGCCAGGGAACGTGTACCAATTTTGAACGCCATTTGCGCAGGGGACTTTTCGAGACGCAATGAAGCCTGCCTCTCTCAATTCCTTTAGAGCATTCTCTACACGCCACATCGTGCATTCTTTGAGTATGGTTCCGTCTTTGTCGCGCTTGTGAAAAAATTCACGGATTGTTTCGCGGCTCGGATTGCATTGGCCTGTGTCTGCGTTGTGGCAGTAGGCGAGAAAGAGCAGCACGGCTTGGGCAAACCCTCCGGCACGCGCCTGGTCTTTCACGTAGTTAATGGCTTTGATACTCATGGAGCGCCTCGGTCAACAAAGTGCGCTCGGAGCTGTGCCGAGCGTACTTGTATTCTACTCTCCCCTGCAGTTTTTTGCAGGGGTGCCGTTCGATTGGGAAGGCACGAATGAATGAACTTTTTCCCCATCAATCAGGAAATAGCGACGCTTCCCGGGGGCCTGAGTAGAAGAAATCCACGCTCCCTGCTTCAGTTCCTTCAACGCCCTCATCACGGTGCGCGGGTGTAGGTGTGCTTCCTTCGCTATGCGAGCGGTCTCCGGGGAGCACTCCCCGGCGTCGTTCGCGTGTCGGCAGAGCACAACAAGGACAGAATGAGCTGACGCGCTCATTTCAACGTCCATATCAATGCAGTCCTGTGTGAGCTGGTAGGCCATAACTACACCCCTCGTGGCAAGCCCTTCCATGCTTCCAACTTCGGATATCTCAGCATGAAATAGGGCACGCGGCTTTTAGGAATGCCGCTCCGCTTCCATCGACTAATGGCCGGGGATGTGACGCCAAAATATGCGGCCATCTCGCTTAATGTTGAAAACTTCTTTTCGATCTCTTCGAAAGCCTTCTTTCTGCGCGCCGTCATTCTTGCGATTTCTATCATTTCTGTCATTTCTGTGTTTTCTGTCATTTCTGATTTCCTCTTAGGAAGTTGATCACCCTATTAGTTTAACGCGCGTTAAGACGCTTGTAAAGCCCATGCGCGCCATTGTGGCTTCACGCCTGTTACGGCGTGGCATTGACGTGCTATAGTACATAGCAAACAACCTTGAGGCGGTGTCATGGAATTTAGTAGCTCCAGTGTTATGGCCTACATCCTCTATAAAGCAAAGAGGGCCGGTCATTCGATAAGCAAAACGCAGGCGCAGAAACTTCTTTACTGTTGCTATGGCATTGTCTTGGCCGCGTTCGATGAGCGATTAACTGACGAGCACCCGAAGGCATGGCCCGGCGGCCCTATCTTCCCTCGCGCTCTGATCGTTGATAACGGGCATCGCCTCACAACGGACATGGCTGAAAGATTTATAGACTCATGCCCGGCAGACTGGTTGAAACTGATGGACAAGACGATTGCTAGGTTTTTGGGCTATTCGCCCACGGCGCTGGAAACTTGGTCGCAGCGCAAGGGCACGCCGTGGGATAAAGCTGATCCGCTTGCGTCTTTGGATGACAGAGAGATTCAGAAATACTTTCGCCAATTCGTGCCAATCATCCAAGGCGCCGCCGCATGAACCTTAGTGTTTCTACTGGTGAAATAATTGACGGCTCCCCTTTACTTTTCTCTTCACATTAGTTAATATGCTGTCAATGGCTTAGGTTAATCCTCTGCCGACTTTAAGACTTGCCCGCAAGGGCCGTAAGGAGTGAAAAATGACACAGACTCTTATCAACGTATCCGCCGCCAAAGCCGAGGCATTATCCGAGTTCCTCGGCGCCATCAATGAAGCCGCCGCAAAAAACTCTTCCCAGTTCTACCAGCAATTCGGAGGGGATATCCTCCCGGCGCTCGGGGTCGAGCAGAAGATTGAAATCACGGCGGCTTGCTTCCGCCTGCTTCGATCCGTTCTCACTGATGAAAAGGCGCGTGAAGACTTCCCGGCGCTCGCCGGGTGGGTCAATGAGGCCCTTGCCGACCGTATCGACGATATTGTTTTGGAGCAGTTGCACGCCGCTCCGGACTATCCGGAGGTCATCTAATGAGGCTCACGACATTCAATCGCGCGGCGAGTAACGCCGCCTACGAAGCGGCTCAGGCCGCATGGGACGGCATGAGTCCGGAAGAGTTCGACCCGTGCCCTCGCGATCCGGGGCAATGGGCCGAGTGGTGCGAAAAGCTCGCCCAGCCCCTCGATGCGATCTGCGACTGGCCTGCGTACGGAATCCAGTTGGAGAGCGTCACGCTGGATGACATGGCCGCCGATTTGCTCGGCTCGGCTTACGAGGAATTAAGCCACGACGCCCCAGCAGCCATCGCCGCCTATTGCCCGCGTAATTCGCCGTTATGGGCCGCCATTCAGCGCGTGTATGCGCTTGAGTATGTCGGCGTGCCTGCCGACGCCGTGGACGGCTACATAGCCACACATTAAAAAAACGCTCGGGAAAGCGGCCAGCTTAAACCCGAGCGAAATCACTTAAGGACATTAAGAGGTTATCACAAATGACAGACAAAACCACAACCCCGGCCCCGGCTGAGAACATCTATTCCGCCCTTGCGGCGGCTCAGGCTGAATTCAAGCCGATCGCAAAAAATTGCGTTAATCCTGCCTTTGGGTCGAAGTATGCCGACCTGCAAAGCATCCTTGACGGCACTCGACCGGCGCTCAATCGTCACGGCCTTTTTCTCTTTCAGCGCGTGACGTCGTCGAAAGACGGCGTAAGCGTGGAGACGTGCGTCTCTCACGCGTCAGGCGAAACGCTCTCTAGCGGCGTTCTGTTTATCCCTGTCATCAGTCCTAAGAACCCGTCTCAGGCGTTCGGTAGTGCTGAGACATACGCCCGGCGCTATAGCCTGTCCGCCTTCCTCGGTGTGAGCGCTGATGAGGATGATGACGGCAACGGCGCAAAGGTAGATGAACAGACGCTGACGAATGAGCGTTTAGCGTCCGCACTTGTGGACGTCGCCACAGAGGCCGCGAACCATGGCACGGCGGCATACAAGGAGTTTTATGAGTACTTGACGCCCGCCGCCCGAAAAGCGCTCAATGCTGCGGGCATTCATGCCGAGTTGAAGGTCGTCGCGGAAAGCGTGGACGAGAAAGCGAAGGCGCAGGCGCCGCAGGCCATCCAGCAGGCCGCCGCCGCCGAAATTGAAACTAAACCTGAGGAGTAAAAAAAATGTCAATTTATCTTAATAAAGTAATTCTGATCGGCAACGTGGGCAAAAAGCCCGAGCTGAAAGAATCGAAGGCCGGGCCTGTGTGCCGCGTGAGCCTCGCGACGACTCGGCACTGGACGGACGCGCAAGGGCAAAAGCAGAGCGAAACAGAATGGCATAACTGCACCGCCTTCGGTCGTGTCGCTGAAATCTTTGCCGAGTACCTTGATAAGGGCACGCAGTTGATGGTCGAAGGCCGGTTACGCACGCGCGAATACACAGACGCGCAGGGCGTCAAACGGTACTCGACCGAGGTATTGGTTGAGCGCCAGCAGTTTGGTAGCCGCGGCACCTCGGACGGCCAGCCCCAGCGCCTGGCCGCGAAGCCTGCCAGCGCTCCGGCGGCGAAGAAGTCCGCGCCTGTGAACGCCGCTGACATTGATGAGGATTGTCCGTTTTAAGGAGTGCGAACCATGTTCGTTGATATGAAGAAAGACCCCGACGCGCCGAAGGCAACGGCGCTTGACTTGCGCGAAGCCGTGCGCCAAGCGGCTGAGGCCGTCGAAGTCGACCCTGAGACGGGGGAAATTACGGGCCTCGACAAGCTGCGTGAGGCCGAAGGCAAGGAGGCTGACAAGGTCGCGGCGCTTGCCCGCGTGGTGCGTGCCGTGCGCCGTGAGGCCGCCGCAGTCTCCGAGCACATTGAGGCCGAGAAAGCGATTTTGAAGCGGCTGGAAACGAAGGCCGACAAGCTCTCTGACTTCTTGGCGCAGTTCATGCTTAGCGGCAAAATCAATCGGATTACGGACGTTGATATCGAGGTCAAGGCACTCGCCGGGCGTGAGTCCGTGGCCGTGCTCGATATTGAGGCCGTCCCCTCGGACTTCATCAAAGTGACTGCGATTAAGTGCCCGCCCACGCTGGACTACATGGACGCGTGGCGGCTTGCTCGGTCGATGGGCGCGGGCGCTGAGATCGTGCGCTCAGTGGACAAGATTGCTGTCATGAACGAATGGAAGTTAGGCAAGAACACGATTCCCGGGACGGTAATTTTCCGCACGCCGGGACTCAAGATTTCAGCGTGAGGGCGCCATGATACTTGATCGCATTTTGGACTTACTTGCCGCCCTTGCACTCGTGTTCCTGCTGTTGGCGCCGGGGATGCTCGTCGGCTTTTTGCTCGTCTTCTTTATTTGTGGCCTGTAAGCCCGCAGGAGGATTTAACATGGATACATCTTTCTTCCCGATTCTCTCCGCCACGACCGCGAAGATTACAGCGACGGCCTCGGAGTGGAAGGCGTTACTAAGGCTCCTGCCGCCTGCGCCTGAGGCGCGGCCGATTTTGAGAAAAGCGGCTGATGGTGCGCGGTTTTTCGAGTATGCCCGGCTCGTGAATGACTATATAGGCGCCCGGCTTCTCGTTGCGAGTTGCGCAGCTCATCGCGACGTTGGCGGCACTTGCGTGTTCAATGTTGGACAGCGTGCCGCCCTGACGTTCGTTCTCTCTGCGAATACGGGCAATCTCACAAAGTCACAAAAAAATATTGTGTCTGCCGTTCTCCTTAACGCAGAAGAAATCTGCGGCCCGGTGAATGACCTGCTTTATGACCTCGCAATCAATATGGACAAGGTGCGGGCTGATGATATTCGTCTCGATGCGTTGATGTCAGCTCAGCAGCTCTCTATCGATATGACTGAATTTCAGAGGCTGTCAAATGATTGACCTGAAGAAAACAAAAATGATGATCCGCGAGATGAAGGCCGATCACATCTTCTCAAAGAGCGAGGCTACACAGCTCTCTATCCTTGTTGATCGCGTTAAAGACGGCGAGGACGATTTGGCGATCATGCTAGCGCAGAGCCTCGCGACAGAAATCACTAAGAAGGGTCTTGCCGTACAGAAGTTCGTCGGCTTTCTGAAAGGCGCGAAGGGGACAGCATGAGCCGAGCATTGAGGCGGCTGGCGAAGCGTGCAGAGCGCAAGCCAGGACGAAAAAAGCAGTGCCACTACGCAGGGGATGACCTGATTGTGCGCAGGGGTTACGGCGCACTGGCCCGCGTCATCCCGGTGACGGAAACGGAACAGCATAAATACTGTCTCGGGTTTTACGCGTTACTTGAGCGCTGTCGCTCAGGCGAGCCGGAAAAGGAAGATAGTTGCTGGTCTGACTTGATGGGCGTTCTTATCACCGGCTTTATCTGCGCACGCGCCACGACTCAGCCTGTTAACCTCTCGCGGCAGTTTCAGGCCGCTGGTGCGCTGCTTGATTCGGCCTATGTGCACTGGCAGAAAACGCATCAGATACTAGAAGCGAATTTCGAGGTCGTGCATCAGGCGATTGATGACCTGTGCGATATCGTCATGCAGTTGAGAAGGGATGAACTCATGCGCGTCAACGAGACGTTGCGAAACGACACAATCGGCATCTATCGCGACTTCTTCAATGACCCGCGGGCGTTTGCTGAGGATGACAAGGCGCTTCAGGCGTGGTTAGCGCGGCAGTAGCAGGCAAAAGAAAAGCCGCGGTAAGCGGCTTTTCCCCCTGCGTCCGATTCGGTCACACAGAGTGTACGGCGTGGCCATGTCCACCCGCCTCTAGATCGTAACCGCAGGCACCAAGACTGTCAAGCGTCGGGCGCTGTAATTAGCTCAGCTATAGTATGGCTTGTCAATATAGCCGACCAGATTATTTATGCAGATTAGCGTAAATACTTATTTACGTACGTTACTAACTAGCCTAATATTCGAGTTATCAGAAAACAACAAAGCCCGCAGGGCTTCGGAGATACAAAATGAGAACCACCGCAAACATCATCGTTTCCACGTTCACTAAGTTCGCGCCTCGCGGCGAATACGCTCGCGGGGAGCACTATATTGGATGCCTCGTAGACGAACAACTCTCACTCAAACGCGGCGAACTGGTCGCGTTCGGGAAGGCTCACTTGTGCACCGGAGAGCTGCCGGAGGACGTCAGCTACGACTTTTACCAAGATTTGACCGTTCGAGTCTCCTACTCGAAAGAGCGGGCGAAATGGGTCGCAATGACCTCATGGTCCGGCACGTGGCTTGATGAGGTCGGTCAGCCGATGTCGGAAGAGATTAAGGCCGAAATGGTCGAGTGTTACGGCCTGTTGGGCGGGGAGGCGCAAGCCGTCATTGATTTTGATGCCGAAGCGCAGGATATCGCCGACAATATGGAGTTCGTTCTCTACGTGAACGGGCTGACTGCGAGCGAAAAGCTCGCCTTCGTTAACGGCTGGGCTGCGGCTGGCGGCCCTGTGGACGCCCTCGGAAACGAGGAAGCGGACTGCACGCCTTGGGTGCAGAACCATACGATCTGCGTATCGGCTTTCGAGTTGGATTTTCTGCCGAGGACGGCAGAGGAGTGGGGCCGGGCTTACTGGTTGGATAACCGCGCCCGGGTCATTTCCGAGCTGGCCTACTGGTTCAAACAAGCGAGCGGGATGGAACGGGCCATGTGGGCCAAAGAACATCCCATGATCGCTGAATCCGTCGAGAGGCGTGCCAATGGACTCTAATAAAAAGAGTCTCGGAGGCAGGCCGAGGCTGTATGAAGGCGGCACCCGCAATGTCACGATCAGCCTGCCGGTTGAACTTGCGGCCCTTCTGAAGGAACTCGGGGGGTCGCACTGGATACGCGATAGGCTGAGGGAAGTTCAGAAGGCGGGCGAAAAGCCGAAAGATAAGGTACAATGAAAACCGCGAAAACAGTCTATGCAGTCGGTTTTCTGAAAAACCTCGTGGAGAACTCCAGAATCCACGAGGTTTTTCTTTGCCTTCAACTCCACGTGGCAAGCCTATGCCGGTGCTGGTTTGAAACGTTTTTTGTGCGCATTTAACACCGGGGGGAGTTGACGCTATTTTTTTGTGCGTCACGGCTTCAGTGCTTCGCGGACGGCGTTTCTGTCTGCGCTGAGGCCGCCGACCAGTCCGCCGCCTTCGCTAAGAAGCTCCGCACCCTCAGCAAGTAAGCGGACACACTCGCGGATTTGTCGCTCACAAGAGATGCAGGCACTACCGGCGCCGGGGGGCACTCCACTACTGCCGGAGCTTGCGGCACGGCGCAGGCGCTCAACATCGTCACGCATCCCAGCGAGCTGAGAGCCAAGCGCATCAATCTCAGCCTGCTTCTTGTCGACAGCGTCGGCGAGCTTCTTCGCATTGTCTGCCTCCCTTTTCGTGAGCTTCGCTTGATACTCCTGCGCGGCCTGCGCGTAATCGGCTTTAAGGCGCTCGATGTCCGCAGTGCGCAGAGCGTCCGCAAAGGCGTATCCGGCGCCGAAGACAACCACGCCCGCAGCGATGTAGAGCCATTTCATCAGAAGAACAAATGACCCAGCCCGAGGCCAATGAAGAAGGTCACGACCGACACAGTCGCCCAAAAGAGCCGGCACTTGCGGCGCGTTTCGGTATCCATTTTGGCTTTTTCGGCCTTGAGTTTTTCATAGGCATCACGCGTGAGGTCTTCGGCCTTCACGCCGATTTTCTTAAGCCATGCTTGAAAGTCTTCGCTGTGCATAGCGTACTCCTTGAAAGAAATAAAAACGTATTTGAGGATTTCTGCCTTGGTCATTTCTTGCGGTTGTCCCAGCGCGCTTTGAAGCCCCGGGCGTCAACGTGGACAAAGCTGTCATACAGCCCGACTCCGCCGTCGGCGTTAAGGTCTAAACAGAGGTCCTGAAGTTCCGGGAGGTCTTCTTGATGCTCCGGGCGGATGTCAGCCGCGAGGCCCCTGACGTGGTAAGAGTTCTCAACTCCGCCCACGGCGCGATTGTGCTCAGGTGAGCGGTAAGCGCTGTTGACAATGATCGGGCGGCCCCATGCCGTCCGAATTCGGTTCAATAAAAAAAGCAGCTCCGATCTGACCTGCTGCTCCCCGAACGGCGAGCGCTGGCCGTCCTTACTGGCCAGCTCCTTTGTGTCAAAGTATCCGATTTTCATTTTTGCCTTCCTTCGGCTTGTTGCCGATCTCATCTACCGTTTCATCCAAACGGGCGTTGATCTGTTTGAGGGCCTTACGAATGATTGCAGGAATGCACCCGCCGAGATTCATGCGGTCAAGGTTCTCAATGATGCTCATGAACTCTGTGAAGCCGTAGGCCGCGATGACAATGCCCTGAAAGACTGCGAGATAGTTCAGCGTGTAGGAAAACTGCACATCGAGGCCGTGCGCAAAGCCCACGACAATAAATATCAGGCCCTTTTTCAGAAGCCCACGCGAGACGCATCGGCTCTCAAAATCACGATTAACGAACGCCGCCGCCATGCCGGTCACGATGTCTGCGGCGATAAAGATCGCGAGCCAAATAATGAGCGGCTTGGTATCGAGGCCGAAGAAAAACGAAAGGGCGCCGGTGAGGGCGCCCACTGCCGCGGCCACGATTTTCTCGGCGCCTTCCGGCAAGAAGTCAGTCGTCATGTGCACCCTCTCCGGCATTGATTACTTGTTTCGGCCTGAGCCTTTTAGCGGGTGAAAATACACCCAGTGTTGACCGTATACATTGCCCGGGACAGGCTCCCCCCAAATCTTCCAACCGGCGCCGATCCGAACGCACTTCCACACGCCAAAGATTCGGTAGTGCTTTACGTAGTAAAACTGCCAGCAGACAGGCTTTCCTGCCCGGTAGACTTTCCACCGGCACACGCCCGAAATGCCCGACGTGTCGCCGATTGCCGGATCGCCATAGACCCGCTTCACGTCTCCGGCCTGATGCTTAAATCCGATCACGTCAATGTTGAAGCCATAGCCGCAGTTTCGCCAAAGCCACGCTACCCGCCTGACGTATGTCGCCAGCGGGGCGGTTGATATGCCCCACCGCGCAAGGTGCCCGGCGTCGCCGTCAATAGGGTTGTCAGGCGTCTGCCACCACCAAAGCCAAGACGGTAGCCAGCCATCTTTGTCGGCAAAGAGCACGACGAGCGGCGTTAGCAGACGACCGAAAACGTCGAAGGCCAACGATGCCGGTAAAAAGCAAAGCCATCGCAAATACATGGCAACACCTATAAAAAAGCCCCTCACAGAGGGGCGTAGCAGTCAGGGTGCAAAACGTACCCCAGCTGAGGAGCTAACAAAAAGGGCAGCACCCGCCACCCTAAAAACTTCCCCACTCTTTCTAGGGCGGGGAGATTAACTCTCAAACTACAGTATATTAGACAAAAGAAGTGATTGAACCCCAGTTATCAAAAGGTTCAATCACAAGGAATCCTAGGGGTTATCCCCTAGGGGGAATACCTCTAGGAGAACCTAGAGGTGAATTTTAGTTGTTTTTAGTTTAGTTAGGGGGGATAGGCCGACGCCCGGAACGACGCGCTGCTGACGCCGTTGCTCCAAAGGCTGTAGCCGTCGCGGCACCAGGAGCCGGCATCGGCTCCATCCCTGTAGCGGCCGGCAACGAGCAAAACGCGGTCAGATCCGTAGTTTAAGTACACATAGTCTTTCCCATACATCGCGTCTGCTGACGTTCCTGCAATTGTTTTCGGCAGAACACCGTTCATGGCCCACCCGCTTCCCGACGTATCGCTGTACAGAGCTTTTCCCTTTTGCCAATAATAAGTACCGCCGCCAACAGCGATGGTTACATCATCAAACAGATCGTTGTTATTTCTGTTGGCCTTGGTGAAGTCATGCATTTTCACCGACAACTTAGCCAACTTAATCTTTTGGCTCGACGGATTCTGCCACCCGAGAACAGGCTGCCACATATTACCGTTGACGTCGCAAATACCGCTCACCTGGCCATTGTGAGTCGTTTTGGCCAAAGGAGCAGCAGAACCAGTTTTTCTGACATACGTATAAGAGCCTGATCCCGCTGCAGTAAATCTGATCGTATTGTCGTCGACGTCACTGCCGTTATTGTTGCTCCCCTTTGGATAGTTCTTTTGTCCGGAAGCGTCGTACCAGGCACAAGCCTCGGTACCCGCTGCCGCCTGGGCGTGAGCCTGCGTGATAAGCGAAATCACGGCCCACTGATAGCAGGACACGAGGGAATAGTGCTCGCCTCGGGCGCGGCTCAATTCAATTGCGTCAAGAATCTGGCCAACGCAGTTCGGCAGCTCACTCGACTTGTTATACGAAGATGATAAAGCAATCGGATCACCATTCTTTACCGAAATTGCCTGTTTCTTCGCAGCGTCTTTGCTGTTGAGGTACTTATCAATAAAGAACCCCGGATGTTCCTCGCCGCCGTCATAAAACCCGCGGGGAATGGCCCAGCCGTCCTTGCCGGCCAACTTCACGTCTCCGATCTCAATGGTGTCGGCTCCGTACTTCGAGTAAAGCGGAGCACTCGTATTGCCTATGCGGATAGCAAAAGCAGGGATAAATGCCATTACAGAACCATTAGTGTGAATGTAGCTCCCATAGTTCTCACTAGTAGGATCTTTATAGCCTTCCATCGGAGACAAACCCATAGCCTTAAGGTCAGAAGGACTACCCCCATAGACTCCCACACCAAACCCCTGTTGGCCTGCAATACCAATAGTCTGCTCAGCTTTCTTCTTCTTACCCCCAAGTAGCATCAGCAGTTCACTATTATCAATACTCATTAGATCCCCACCTTAGCTAGTGAACTAGCCTTAGCTAACTTAAGACCCATCCCATCAGTATCCTTCTTGAATACACTCGGAAGCTCAGGCCAAGTAACTTCTTTAGGGAAACCACTCTGTTTCGTAATATCTCTAAGAGCCTGTCTATAAGTCTTCACTTCTTCCAAATCTTTAGGATCACTCGGGTAGTCAGGCATAACGAAGAAGTCAGTCTCCTCAAGTTTCTCATCTCTGTCTCTTCTGATTCTATCCGCAAGTTCTTCATCAGTGGGAACATAAGGAGGAACTTCAGGTTCAGGAATGTTTACCTCAGTAACACCAAAGTGTTTCTTAGTTTCTTCATTCCATTCACCAAAGACCATACGATCTTCATTCCAGATAACCTTACGGATGTCCCCAAGCCAATCGTACTGGTTACCCTTGTAGTTATACTTAATCATTCTTAAGCCGCTCCCTTAACAACACCTGCGATACCCTTATCGTTATTCCAATGACAAATCAAAAGACACGGAAAGGACAACTCAGGGGCTTCACCATCGACCCACGCCCAGTTTGACTCCAAGGTAACAGTACCTGCTGACATCTTCACAACCTTAGTCCAAGTCTGTCCTGTAGCACCATTCTTCACAGTAACAGTACCAGAGGTGGCATACTGTGAGTCCTTGGCAGAGGCATTCACAGTGGTACCTACAGCACTAGTAGAGTAACCTGCAAGGGCACCTCGATTACCAGTCTTAGGGATCTTACCATCAAGGGTAGTCTGAAGGTTAGTCACATTAGCAATAGTATGGGTATGTGACGTGTTGGCTTTGCCTGCAAGACCCTCAGTTAATTCTGTCTTAGTAGCATAGCCACTCAGGTCAGCCGCAGAAGCAGCACCAATATTAGCGCGAGCTTGAGTTTGCTTTTCCTGACTCAATGTTTGCGGAATCACAGATAGTTTTGAATTAAAGGCCTCTCTCAATGCGGCCTGTGCTGGTGTATCTGCCATTAGTTTTCCTCGCTTAAATTGTTGACCTGCCTTGTTTGAGTTCCTGAAGCAATGTCGTTGCAAACGGCAATGATTTGCGATTCAAGCGAACTCAAATTGCTCGCATTGGTTTTCGTCTGGCTTTCAAGATTCGTCAGGCGTTGCTGAATGTTTGAGCCGATCTGGCTCATGTCAGGTAGTGTCGTTGCCATCAAGCCGCTCCGGCGTTATACGCCTCACCAAAGGAGTAAAAGGCATTTAGTGCGTCGCTTGTCGTGTTCCCAAGATAATCTCGGTAATCGCGCGACGTTCCTTCGTATCCGTTATAAAAAGCAATGAGCTGCTGGATTATTTCGGTTGCAGGAAGGTCGGTCTTCAACGCGAATTTCCCGTTGTTTTCGATGCCCTGAGCAATCTGATCCTGCGCAATCTTGCGAGCGAGCGCGACAACACCACCGCTCATCGTTGTTGCCATCGCTCACCTCCATCAGGATGCGGTCGTGCCGTTACGGGCTGCTGTGTAAACGGCCACAAAGTCAGTCTGCGTGTCGCCAACATTCGCAGAGAGCGTGTTCACCGAGCTTTGCGCCGCGTCTGCAGAAGACTGTGCGGCGGTGGCCGCATTCTGGGCAGCCGTCGCAGTGCTCTGCGCCTTCTGCGCCGAAGAGGCCGCGCCATCAGCCGTCGTCTTGACTTCGTTAATCGCAGAAACCAAGTCCGTCTGCGTCGCCGTCTTCAGGCTGGTGAGAGTTCCGATAGATGCAGTGTTCTTACCGATGGAGGCGGTATTCTTGGAGACGGTGCCCGAAAGCGTCGTGACCGTTCCCTGAAGCGTCGTCAAGTCGGATGCGGCGGCCGCCCCAATGTTCGTGCGTGCCTGAGCCTGCTGCTCTGCCGTCAGCTGCTGCGCCGCATCATACTTGACGTGACCGGCCGCAATACTCTGAAGGGCGCTGATGGCGTCCTGATTGGTTTCGATAGCCGCGGCCAATTCCTGCAGCGTATCGAGCGCCGAGGGCGCGCCGTTAATTAGGGCGTTGATAGCCGAGGTAATGGCGGAGTTGATTTTCTCGCTCGACCACGTGGTCGTCGCGCCGGTTTCGCTGTCGTTGATCTGCGCGCTGAGATTTTTTTCGACCTGAGCAATTGCGGCCTTCAGGGAGTTGATTGCTACGACGAGCGAAGCTTTCTGATCGGTCGTCAGGTCGTCAAGGCTGCCGATATTGGCGAGAATGGTTTTAACGTCACTTCCGACCTGTGTAGCGAGTGCGCTGATTTGAGCGCTAAGAGTCGTTGCCATTTGGGAAATTTCCTCTTGCAGAAAGATAGATCTCTAAAGGGTCAACATCGAGCGGCTTGTCCGCTGATGATGCCCCTTGAATGCCCGGCACTAAAACTTTTACGACGGGCAGTTGTACCGGCTCAGGCACTTTCACCGACACCGGCTTTTCTAAAATTACCGTCACCGTGCACGGATTGTATGACGATTTTTCATACACGTGTAACCTCCGCAGAAACGACGGCTTTACCCTGAACGATCCGGGTTATTTCGCCGCCTGAAGATGTAATCTCAAGATCGTAAACAAGCGTTTTCACGGGGTATTTTTCGGTAGATTCATGCGGGAAACTGCAGGTTATTTTCCCGGCCGCCGCGTCAATCAAGATTCGCCCGTTGTCGGTCGTGAGCGTGTCCACCGCCTGCGCCGCCGTGACCAATACCCTCAACTGCATGGCGGCCGTATAGCCGCTTAGATTGATCGGCGTTTCGTCACCGTTTTGAAGGACGAAAGGCAGGGTCAAGTCCGTGCCCTGAGGGATGCAAAAGTTGTAGACAATCACGCCGTCACCCCCGCGATTTCATTGCAAAGCGCGATTATTTCCGCCGCATTCGCCGCGTCGATGTTCGCGCACGCCTGAGACTGCTGCTCAGCCGTCAGGGTCTGCTCGGAGTACAGAACGGCAGTCGCGTTTTGCTGCGCGTACTGTTCGGCCTCGTCGCGGGCGCTTTCTGCTGCGGTCGGCGCGGCCTGCGCGGCACTGGCTGAACCCGCCGCCGCGGTTGCGCTAGAAGCCGCCTGCGCGGCACTGGTTGCCGCCGCTGACGCGCTCGATGCTGCGGCCGACGCGCTCGATGCCGCCGCGGTCTGAGAAGCCTTCGCCGCATCGGCTGATGCCTTCGCCGCGCTGTTCGAACTCCCGGACTGCTGAGCGTAGTACTTCGCCGAGTAGTCGATCTCAGCGCCATCCGGCAGGTTGTTTTCCGTCACCTTGCCGTCGGTCTTCACAGCCCAAGCCTGAGCGAGCTGAGCATTCCATTTGGACGAATAGCCGTCACTGTCGACGGCGCCCGTCATCCATGTCTCCCACCGCTTGAAAAGGTCACTGCTCGCCTTCGATTCGCCAGCAGAGGCCGCAGAGTTCTGCGCCTGCGTCGTGGCCTCGGTCACCTTTTGGGCGATAACGGCCATGTCCTGATTGATTTCTTCGCGGATAGCGTCCGTATCGGTCACGGCCTGCTGAGCAATTCTCTTCGCATCTGCCGCTGTCGCGTTCGCAGCGTTCGCCGTGCCTACGGCTTGAGTCGCCGAAGCGCTTGCCTGCTGAGCTGTCGTCGTCGCCGCGTTGGCCGTCGTGACAGCCTGCTGAGCCGTCGCCTTCGCGGCATTGGACGTAGTTACAGCCTGAGCGGCATTATTAGACGCTTCTGTCGACGTAGTGACGGCATTAGCGGCATTACCTTCCGCCGTTCTAATGCACCCATCAAACGAATTAACGGTCGTGGTTAAGGTGTTGACATTGCCAATTGCAGAGTTCGCGGTAGAAAGCGCCTCGGCCGCGTTCTGCTGAGCCGTATTCGCCGTGTTGAGCGCTTCAGTCGCCTTATTCAGCGCCTCGGTTGCATCGCCCGTAGCCTCGACCATGTAATCGCCGAGATTGTTAATCGCGTCTTCTGTCTGCGTAAGGACAGACTGCCCGCTGATTGCACCGGTCGGCGTTTTGACGTAATGGAAACGAAATTCTTTTGATGCCATGGCGTTACTCCGGCAACTTGACAAAATAAGCTAGACGATAAAAGGGCGGTCGATCCAGCGTGAGCGTCTGCGTCTCAGAAGAGCTGGTGATTGTGTGCGTGTGCCCTTTGCCTCCACCCGTGTTATTGAGATTCATGCTGTGGCTGTGGGTTCCGGCGTATGACGTGGATCCAGTCCATGATCTTGAAGCATCAAAACTTGTGGATGTCGGGACGTTTACATTTGTATCTTGCCCATGGCCATCGGCATTCCCTATATCTGACCCAATAAAAGCACCCCTTTGGTTCGTTGTATGCAGGGGAAAAGCGCCGATTTGGAAAGAGCCTGTAATGTTCATCGTCCCGCGTCCGTGCGCATGGCTTCCCGTCGTCGACGTTGACCCGGTGTGTGAGTGCGCCGGAATCTGATCAATCGTCAGAACCGTTTCGCCGACCGTGCCGTTGACAGTGACCCCCGGCACCTGAAGACTCAAGCCGCCGCCGGTCTTGCCTGCATCAGTAACACGGCTCGGGAGCAAAAACCTGTCGATAAGATTCGGCACATTCCCGCCGCGGCCATCACTGCCGCCGTCGCAGAGGACGTAAGACTCATAAGCGTCTGTACTGCCCCACGGGATGAGCCGTCTTCCGTCCGAGCCGCCCAGCTTGCAGTTATAAAACGGCGTGATCTGACCGGCCAAGACGCTGGGCAAATCCTGATTGCTCCAAACAGTCTTGTCAGCAGAGGGGTTGACAACGCCCTTGGCAGTCCCCGGGCCGTTGGCGACAAGACAGCGATATTTCACGCCTGCGCTAAAAACCTCGTTTCCCGGCTCATAATCAAGCGTGGCGGTGTATTGCATAATGCCGCCCTGCTGGAACCAGCAGATGAAAGTTGAAAGTAGGTAGAGCACGGAATTAAAGTCTTCTCGACGAGGCGGTATTCCGCCCGCGCCGATCGGTTTGGAATTCCAAATACCCCACCCTTCTTCTTGACTGAGTCGTCCATCCCCTGCTTGGGAAGCGGTTTCAGGCACCGCTGACTTATCGCCGTTTTTGGCAATAGGACATTTAAGCAATACAGCAGGATAATTTGACATATAAAATCGCTCCCCGTTTTAAGTAAGGGTTCAAGAGATTAAGGTTTATGGCTTCGAACAGGTTGAGCCAGTTTTTGGCCTAGCCAACCTCGCTGAATTCTGCTTTTGATCGTCGCATAGGGCAAACCCGTAGCATCAGCAATCTGCGAAATCGACAGCTTTTGCCCTCTGAACAACACACGATGATTATTCCTTTTGTTGTTGTTTTGCTCCTTCCTCGTTATCCATCGACAATTTTCGGGCGAATAATTCCCGTTTGTATCGATACGATCAAGAGATAAGGCAGGATCGAACCCATGTCCTAACGCCCATTCTTTAAAGGCAACGTAGGATTTTCTCCATTCCTCACAGACCTTGATCCCTCTGCCGCCATAGAGATCATATTCAATGAATTTCTTGTTATAGCATCGGTTACGCATTGCCATCCATCTGGAATGCAGCGGGGCTTTTCTACCTCTTTTGCAATCTCCATGTTTTGTGATTGCTTTTATTGCCTGCTCCCTCCAAAAACAGCCACATGATTGCGTATGCCCGTTTTTGAGTCTGTATCCCTCTACATTCGCGTGATTGCCACAATCGCACAAGCAATCCCAAAGTATGTCGCCCTTTTTGGTTCTTCCTGCTTGTCCTAAAACCAGAAGACGCCCAAACCGTTTCCCGGTCAATTCAAGTGCTTTACCCATTCCCGTCCCTCCAAAATGTATACATCCATTATAGAGTGCATACAAATATTGTGCGGAAATACAGGTCAGCCCCGCCCGTGCGAGGCGTTAGGAATCGTGATTGTTCTGCCCGGATTGAAAACGCCCTGATCAAACGGCAACAGGTCAGACCCTTCAAACCCAAAAATCTGCTCATTCGGATAGATGATAAGGAAATTTGTCATCACGCCTGCGGGGCGATTCAATAGCCCGTACGTCTGCAATATCTGCGCCTGAAGCGCCGATATGCTCCCGATGACCACGATGCTTTGGAGCACCATGGTTTGATAGTCAACAACAAATACCCGCGTGCTCGTGAGAAGGGAGAGCAGTCGATTCATCGTGGCGCACGTCGAATCCGACACATTGCAGACCGCGCGATACATCAGCAGGAAACGAAAATAGTCGTCATCGAATCGGACATATTCGTCTTTGACTTTAATGTATCGGTCGATACCGATGCGCTTGCCCCACCAGTCGAGAAACACGCCCTTTGCCGTCTGTACGTCGGCAACCTGCACCGCGATATCATCGAGCTGATCCGTCGCGTCTATCTCGTCCTGCAAAATCTTTCCGACCGCATTCATGCGCGGGGCATGAGCGTACTGGCTTTGCATGGCCACAGACGCGCGACTTGTCACGTCGGCCATTTCGCGCACGTCTTCGGCAGATTCAAAGTTCTGCCAAGTCTGTGAATCGCTCATAAGCTAGCCTCCGAAAGTCAGTGTGATCGTTTCAGGCGAGATTGTAGGCGACTCGTTCGCAGGCACCTCAACCGACGCACCTAATGCGCCTTCATTCAGTCCCACCGTTATAGCCTTGACCGGCGACGTCGTAACGGCCTGCACGCATTTATAAAAGCGAGACGCGTAAACCGTGCTCGCGAGAGTCACGCGCGAGTTATCAAGCTCGCCTAGGAAGTCTTTAATAATGGCCTCCTTGACTGCGGTCTGCGTCTCGGCATTCATGTCGGCGCTGAAAAATTCGACCTTTACGCGGAAGTCGACTGCCGTCGGGCGGACGATGCGATACGTGTATACGGCGTTAAAGTGTTCTTTGTCGACGTACGTAACCTCCGTCTCGCCGTTCGTGCCGCAACCGCCTGATTTGCGCTCAAAGATCACGCGAGCTATGTCCGCGTCTTCGCCGCCCACGATGCACACCGCAATGGAATGCGGTTCAAGTTCAAGGGCGTACTGTGTTTTTTTTAAGTTCGTGTAGTTCTCTAATACGACACAATCGAGAACGCCGTCAAGCTGCGACAAATTGGCCTGAATATTGGACACAGTGCCGTTGGCGTTCATCGCGTAGAACTCTTTCATTCGGTTGCGCAACTCGCCATCCGGCTCAATGTCTCGACCCGTGGCACCAGCGGCGGCATTGTTGACGGTATCCCATCCGGCGACAACGGTAACGATCTTCGTCACTGTTTCCGGACCGATTTCAATCGGCCCGTGTTCTACCGTCGCAAAGGTCGTTTCCAGCGTGCCCGTGTCACCGATGGCGGCGCCCGCCACCGCAATGTGGCGCAGTTTATTGCCGTTCGCATCCTCAACGATTGCGCCGTACGGGATCACCGTTCCGCGCAGGCCCGTGCATGTGCAGACGACAACAGTCGGCTCGGATACCTTGCGCTGTAACCCGTAAAGATTCGCCAGTGCGTCGAGAAAGATGCCATGCGCAACATCGGGGTTGTATTGGTTCGCTAAGAATCCCACTTCGGAATTTTTGGCCTCGACCTCTGCCGTCGTTAGGTCAACGATCTGCCCGAGCGGCGAAGTTGAATCGACGTTGACGGGATCGCCGTTGGCGGCCGCAGGCATCGCGTCCTGCACGGCCCGCGCCAAATCCTCGCGCACTTCACGCGTCGACGGAACGACTACGCCCGTTTTCTGATTAAATGTAACTTGTGCCATGGCCGTACTCAGTTTCGATTTCAATTGTCCCGCGCAGGGTGCGCGATTTCTTGTCCATCACTTCAAGGTTGATCGCCGTCACCGCCAGCACGCCCGGCACGCTGAGCGCCGCCCGACGCAATCGGTCGGTGACAATCGCAACTTGCAGGGGGCGGCCCAGCTGATCCGTGAACCAGTCGATCCCCTCATCGTATCGAAAGTATGCATCATGGAGGAACAACCGGCATTCGTTGCAGACGTTCTGACAGATCGCCTCTGCTTTATCAAGCATCTTCAAATTGCCGTTTGCGTCAAATTCCAAGTCCCAGTCTGAAGAAAGCCCCAAAGTCTTCTGAGTGTGCATTTCAACCCCTTAATGTGGCCCTGACGTTTCTGCCCCATCCCCTTGCTCGGTGTGTGTGTGACGCGTGAGGCTGATGCCGCTCGCCGTAACGTCATCAGAAACCTTAATCGAACCTTGGAATGTAGCAGTCGCGCCACCGGTGCCGCCCGTAATACTCATGCCGGACGTGCCGGAGATGTGGCCCGTGACCGTCAGGTTCTTTTGGATCGCGACGTTGCCCGTGAACGTGCTCTGTGGGCTGTCTACCGTCAGCGAACTCGATGCATTCACTTTTGCGGTCTTCGTCACAACTGTGGCCGAGTCCTTCGCATTCACCGTAACGGTTTCGCAATCCACGATCACCGTCGGGCTTTCCAAATGGTGCTGCTTCGGTGCGACGACATGGATCGTCCCTTCTTCTTCGATGTGAATGAAGGTCTTCGGCACCTGACCCCAAAAGCCGCCGATGTAAAAGCCGTCCGACATATCAAAGCATCGGAACGTACCCGGCGCAACCGGCGTATTGCCGCCCGTCAGTCGAGAACAATCCTGCTGAGCAAAAATCGCTAGCCCAATATCGCCCACGACCGGATCACAAATCACAGCGGCGGTGCCGTGCTGAAGTCTGAAATACGGCAGGTGCGGAATGCTCACCGGCTCCAACACATTGCCGTCGGCACCCGTCTGACACACAAGGGGCGTCGCGTCAACGTACAGGGCGCCGCTACCGTCAGCGGCCCGCTCGACAACGTCAACGCGGACGGGGATGGCGGTACTCACCATCTGTTTGACGATCGAACGCGTGAAAAATTCCTGTGCGTTGAGTTCCGACCCTAAGGACGATACCCGCGCATTGGTTTTAAGCTCAGTCATCTGTCAACCCAAGTTCCTGCGATTTCTGTACGCCACGCGCCTCCGTTCGGAAGGTTGGCGGCTATGTCGTGCGTCACGCTGTAAATTTTCCAAACCCCCGTGGCTCGCGGCATCGAGCTTTCAATACGGCACAGCCCGCAGACCATCAGCACGGGATTAAACAAGCACACCGCCCGAATGCCCAGCGAATCGAAACTAGGATAACCGATCTCCCCGGTTTGAGGGTTGATGACGTCAATGGCCACAGCCTCGCCGCGCGAACTGTCGGGGCCGACCAGCACCATTTTTTGATCGTCAATAACGAGATCGGCGCCGATTGTGTCCGCGACCCACTTACTTTTCGTGATCGGGTCGCCGTTTATCGTGCAGTTCGTCAGGCTCGACGTGATGCCTGCCGATTCGTATTGCAGTCCCGCTTCGCCCGCGAAAGCCTGCATCAGGCTGTCAACAGTCTGCTCACCCTTCACAGCCACAGGAGGCGACGGGATCAGCTTCGGATAGGCGGCTGAAATGGCCTCAAGGCGCATCACGGGAGACGGTGCCGCATTCATGTCCGGCGCCGCGTTCATGATCTCGCCTTGAAAGACGACGGCTAACTCGCGCCCCTCTTCGCCTGCGGCAATCTCAAGCACGTTCCGGCGTAACGACAGCGCATCAAAAGACAGCATCGTAAGCTGCGTCATTTGATCCTGCGACAGGCCCCAAATAGCTACCTGTGCTTTAGGCAGTTCGGGCGCTCCCTGCTTCTGAATCCGAACGGCTATCGCGTTCTCCGTGAACGTCATCTGTGAGCCGCTTGAGCCGCCATCATCCATCGTGATGCGGATGCGGATAATCTTTCGCGTGTAGCTACTCATTGGCCGCCTCGTAGACCAAAATCCACCTATCGCCCAGTCCGCCGTACTGCGGGCGGTCGTTGCCCTGCGTGTCAACCCAATAGAGCCTAGTCCGCGCCACGGCCTGAGCGAAAGGGATCACGCGCCCGCGTGCAACCGCCAGCGCGTTATCGACCACCCGCACGCCGTCAACCATCAACGAGGTATAAATAAATGCCCCGTTTTGGCGCACCGTCACGCGGTAGTTCTGCCCGTTAACGACTGCGCTCACCGTCTGAAACGGCACGGCAGACAGAGGAATTTGCATCCAGCTCATAAAAGGCCCTCGGTAAGTTTTGCGGCCAACGTCTTCGGTTGCACCTTCCCAGCGCTCACTTCGTCCGAACTCGTCGGATTTTGCGGCGACCAAACGACTTTACGCGTGCCGGTCTGAACCGCTCTGATCGTAATAAATCCCAACTCAACGATCAGAGAGCTTGCGTTCTGCGTTACCGATCGCGACTGGCTGATTGTCTCAAGCGCGAGATTTTCGACCACGAAATACGGCGTCACGAGTTTGCAAAGCGAATCGGTGCCAATGGCCTGCTTCAGACTCCGCAGCGCATTTAGGGCTTGTGTCTGAATCGACGGATCACCGTCAAGCGCAAGCGATAGCGACACGGCATCAGGTGCCTGCACCTTGTTATAAGCCGCAAGGTTGCCGCCTTCTAAAGGCTCCGTAAGCACGCGTGCGGCCTCGGCAAGCGAGCAGGACACGATGCCGACGTAATCGCAAACAGGCCGATCAGAAGCGTTGAGAATCGCCCACGTTGAAAAGTCCTGAGCCATTCAGTCCCTCACTTCAAATTGACGCCGCGCGTCGACTGGCCGATAAGTTCCGCCTGACGGTTGAAACCGCCTGCGACCGTGGCGCCGATGGCTCGGCTGATCGCCTGCGCGTTGTCTCTTGTCTCGATGTTGTTCACGACATTCATGCTCGCGTTAGTGACGACGTTGGGAGCCGCGGCCTTATATGCCGCCTGCTTCACAACGACAATCTCACGCTCGCGGGTGCTCGTGGGCTGGTTCTTCTTTTCCTCGTCGTCGGCCTTGTCGCCGCTGAATCCGAGGAATTTCCCGATGCCGCCAAAGAGTCCCTTAATGGGTTCGCCAATCTTCTTTTTAATGAGATCGGCGGCGTCGTCGAACCACCCTGTGAGCGTCTGCCATGCCGTCTTAAGCGCCTCAATGATCGCGTCCGGGATAGCCGTAAAGACTGAGGCGATGCCCTTGCCGACCTTTTTCGCCGTCCGCCAAAGCGTGTTAAAGCCGATAACAACGCCGTTAATGGCGGCTACCAGCCCGACGATAACGACCGAAACGGCCTTAAAGACAAGCGTCAGGGCGCCGCCCAAAAGCGGCTTGACCTTGTCCCACAGCCACGAAAAGCCCTCTCCGAGCGTCTTCAGGCTCTCGCGCAACTCTTCGATGTCGGCGGCACCGGCGCCCATCTTCTTAAGCATTCGCTCAATAAGACTGTCGGCGCCTTGGGCGAACCCAATCAGGTCGTCAATAGCGAGCACCAAGGCCGCTACGCCTGCCGCGATGACCGTCACCGGAAGGGCCGCCATCTTGACTGCCATGCCGAAGGTTCGCACGGCAAGAATCGCGTTCTTAATTGCATTCAGGTTTTTAAGCCCAAACACAAGCCCGAACCCGACCGCGAGCAGGGCAAAGGCGCGGGCGTTCTCGCGGATAATCCCGACCAGCCCACTCAATCCGTCAATCACCTTTGTGACGCCCGGGAGCACCAGCCGCACAAATACGTTGCCAACGTCTTGCGCCGCAATCTTGAAGTCCATCCACGCGACTTTGAACGCGCGGGCGTTCCGACTGTCCTGCGCGGTAAAAGCCGTCTTGCGGTACTTCGCCATTAAGGCATCGAGCGCCTTTTGTCCTTGCAGGAAAATGGGAATAGCATCGAGCGCCACGCCCTGCGCCTGTAAAAAGCGCTGAGCCGCCCCGCGACTCATGCCCTCGACTTTGCTCGCAAGCTGAAAGACTTCCTCAGCCGGTCGCCCGGACTGCTGGTAGTAAGCCTTCATCGAGGAAAAGATTGACTCGGCAGAACCCCCTGCGGCCTCAGCGGCCTTCCCGAATGCGTCAAGCTCGCGCACCGATACGCCGAGTTGCGTCGACAGCCTCGCGAGAGACTCCGACTTATCGACATAGTTGCTGAACGTCTGCGCACCACCGGCCACAAGCCCGAAGGTTGCGGCCAACAGTCCGAGCTTCGAGCGCACCAGCTCAATGGCGGGCGCAGCACCCTTGAAGGAGTCGGAGATAGCCGCCGCGGCTTCTTTCGACGCTTCGCCGAGCTTTTGCACGCGTTCGCCCGCACGCGAGAAAGAGAGCGCAGAAACGGCGCCCGTGTCTTTCGACTGCGTGCCGACCGCCTCAAATTGCTCCTTTGCCGTTGTCGCAAAGCTCTCGACCTTCCCACGAACGGCATCGACGCCCTTGGCAAACTCCTTCGCGTCAAGCCCGATGGAAATCAGTAATTCGTCAATGACAGACATCAATCATCCCTGCGGCTTGCAAGCCATTCATGGTAGTTCTGCAAGGTCAAAACCTCGTCGAGGTCGTAGACGTCTTGCAGGCTGTAATAGGTTTGAACCTCCCGCAGGCTTGCGAGCCGCGAGGAAACGGCACGACCGCAAACCGGCGGGAGATTCGCAAATGCCGACGTTCCTTTGACTTTTAAGAGGTCAGAACGCCACGCATCGTGGAGAGGAAGCTCGAGAACCCGCCTTTGCCGAAAAAACCGAAGTTCGCCTGTACGGCAGCCGCCTTCAGAAGGAAAACGGTCGTCGGGTAGTCAATCTTCCCGTCAAGCGTGTCGGCATCAACCGGAATGGTCGCCCCGCCCTGCACGATCTCACAGCACGAAAGCAGCTCATCCCAAAGCGGCGCAACCTTGTCATAGTCGACGGAAGAAAGCGCCTTGACGATCTCCGTCGCGTCGGCGTCTTTCGTCAAAGACGACAGGCCGCCGCCCAGCGCGAACGCTGCACGGATCAGCCAACGTTCGGCCTTAAGGGCGGACATCGGCGTAATCTTGAACGTAAATTTGCGCTCTCCGTCTTGGAGTGTGATGGTTTTGGCCTCGCGCATTACTGGCAGTCCTCAAACGTCATTTGAACCGTGACCGGGTCTTGCACGCGGTTGGCGGCAGGCATCGGCATCATCTGAGTAAAGACGCCATTGACGAACTGATAGGTGCGGTCAGTCGCGGGGTAATACACCGTCAGTTCGACGCCGAGCGGCGTTTTAAGCGACTTCTGCAGGGCCTGAGCCTCGCGCAGATACGCAATTGCGGGCGCGGTCGGCTGAAGCGTCAGATTGACCACATAGGGATTCGGCGTGTAGCCCTTGACGAGATGGCCGTCAAGCGTCATGTCCGCCTGCACTTCCTGCACGGCGTCGGCGGCAATACCGGCATCCGTCGAGAACTGCGTCAGCTGAATGCCCGACGGGCAGACGTTTTCAATCTTGAGCCATGCGACTACGTTCGCTGAGGTCTTGTTATTGAACGGCATTTATATGCTCCTAAAAGGCCGCTCCGAAAAGCGGCCGTGAGACGTTTACAGGACTGCGGTTACCGGCTGTCTATAACACTGCCGTTACCGGAAGAGAAATGCGTTGAATTCCGGAGCCGTACGCATAATACAGTTGCGAGATCGGGGCGCCACGCTGAGCGCGAACGGACGCGCCCGGATCGAGCACCTGCAAGAAATAGCCCTTGCTTTGCAGTTCGCGCGGTGCCTCTTCGTTGCCCGTTTCCTGCATGATCTGAGCTTTCTGACTGTCGCTCAGGCTGATGCCAGCGTCAATGACGCCCGCATTCAATGCCTGCGTGATCGGGTCTTGGCACCACGATTTGAGCATAGTGTAGCCCGTCGCATTGTAGGGCGCACGGTTGACCGTAGCGAATCCCTTCATAATCGAGGTCTGCAATTTGGAGCGAAGCCAAATCGAGCCAATCAGCGTATCGTAAAACCCGTACATAGCCGGGTTGCAGAGGGCGCCGCGGTTCGTGAACTGGAACTGATCATTACGCGTGGCAAACTGGCCGATATAGGAAACGTAAAGAGCGTCAAGCGCTTGGGCTTCCTGCTCTGTCGTCACCGTCGGCGTCAGGCCGCTTGCCGTCTTGCCGAAGATAACCTTCATGCCCTGCGTCGCATCCCATTTGATCGTGGCAGGGTAGGCCACGGCAAAAGCCGCCGTCACGTTGTTCTGCGCGTAGATCGGGAAGGTGCAGTTATAGCGATCCTTCATCGCGTAGGCGATAGTCGATTCCTGCGTGAGGGTGCTCGTCATCTTCGTGTCGCTCGACCAAAAGACATACACAAAGTCGTCTTCGATGTCGGCCCACGCGGCATAGGCTTCGGCCTCTGCCTTGTCAGTGACTTCCCACAAGGTCGTGAACTGCGCCCAGTTGGACGTTACGGAGCGCACCGCATCGAGCGTCGCCGCTTCGGTCTGAGCCGTGGCGCCCTGAGAAAGGACGGCGCCCGCGGCCTGCGTCAGATTGAGCTTCGCAGAGAGGTCCGTACCACCTTCTCCCGCAGAGGCATAACCCACGGTAGACGTGGCGCCCTTCGTCGTCGATGTGAACTTGAATGTCTGCGTGTTCGAATCGTAAGCGCCCGTGCAACCGGTCAGGGCCGTGGCGATCTCCGTGGCAACATCCGACAGAGACTTGGCGCCCGAGAGGTCAACCGTTGCAGCGGTCTTTTCTGCGCCGTCAATCATGAGCTTCATGGCGCCGTCCTTAATGACCTTGAATGCGGCCAAGTCGGCTGAAACCCTGGCGCCTCGAATCCACGCGGCGCAATCTTCATTGATGCGGCGCCCAATAACGAGCGCAGTCGGTGCCTTCTGCTGATTCGTCAGGCCCGTGAAGTACTGCTGAGAAAAGCGAGCTTCATCGGAGTCCGGACCGAAGAAATCGGACACGGCGGAGGCCGAGGCGAAGGCGACGGCCGGGGCACCGGTCGGCAGCAGTGCGCTCTTTGTGAGCACCATGCCGTTCGTTTCGAGATCGGAAGCGCCCGCGCTGATGGTGCGCGGCGTGATCGCGACAAGATAACCAGCTGGAATTGACATTTTTTACCTCATGGTTTGAATTTCGTGTCGACGTTTATCACATCGACAATTGCGGTTTTGAAAAAATCCTGCGCGAGTTTCACGCGCTTCCAATAGCCCAAGTGCAGAACGAGAGTCCAACGGCTCACGTACTGTTTGGAATCCATCACGGCGGTCAGGTTCTGAACGTCTTCGGCAAATAAACAATCAATGCCGAACGCTAAGAAGTGTTGCACGCCGAAATCAGAACGCGCGACCGTTTCGTAGGTCTGCGCACGCTCCAATGCGTCGAATATGTTCGTCGAATAGACGTCGATCTGAATGTCTAGATTGACGTACTCGGCAAGCTCCATTACCTCGTCGCCGTCAGGCTTCCAGCTCTCAATGTTTGAGCCGCTTCGGGACTGACGAATCGGCGTGACGATACAGAAGTCATTGCCGTCCTTCGGGAGCGTTCTATTGTTGCCGAAGCCGTCAAGGACGTGCATCTCGTCCGTGAGTGCCGGGGCCGCGAAGTTGTAGCAGAACTTAATGCACGCGTTCAGTATGTCGGCCTGCGATATGTCTTTAACTGCCGCCATCGGTTGGCTCCTTTACTTTGAAGCGCGGCGGCACCGTCTGCAAAACGGCCTGCACGCAAGCCCATCCCTCATGCGTGAAATCCTCAATCACGGCATCGACCAGCCAAAAGGCTCCGCGGTCGTCCTTGAGTAAATCCCCTGACCGTCCGAGCAGGCGCCACGACGCCCACGGGCGCGAAGAAGCGTCATCCGTCGCACGAAGGTATACCCTGCGAACGGTCGTCGCCTCATTGATGCGCTCGGTCTTAATGATCTCGTCGGCCTTGATGCTCTGCCATTGGCCAAGCACCGGCACCGGCCCAGCGAACACGGGGAGTAAGTCGCCGCGCTCACCGCGCTCCTGCTCCCCCGTCATCGTGTAAAGCTCGGCGGGTAGATCGCGGGCAACGGCGGTTATCGCGCCCCGCACCACAGCGTGTAAATTCATTTCTTCCGAACCTCGCTGCTAATCGACCTGATCAGGGATGTTGTGTCAATCAAGGGCGCCGCCGGGTTCTCCCTGCGCTTGCGCTCCTTGGCTTTAATCGTCTCGGGTGAAAGCGGCTCGAAGTCGCCGCGCTTAATCGTTGCGATAATGTCCGCACGCATCACGCGCCCAACAACGCCTAACACTTCCTCGGCCCTTCTAATGCCTCGTCTCTTCACGCCCATGGCGAGCTGTTCGCGCCACTCCGTTTTGTGGCCCTCGACCGTTTGCCGAAGGAAGGGACGCGCAGGCATCTTCGATGTGCCGTATTCGAGCGCCAGCCCGTAGGCGGCCACGCTTTCCCCTGTGTCGGAATTTGTGGCGCCACCAAGCACCCCCGCAACGACTTCCAGCTTGCCTTTTCGGGCGGCCTTCGCAAGCTCTTTTAATCCGCCCTTCGAGTAGACGACATTGACGCGCATTTAACCACCCATATAGATGGGCTGGACGCCAAAATACAGCGGCCCTTGCGCGTAGCGCTTGAGAATTACCCACGCCTGCGCCCCGCACTTCGTCGAGTTCCACCACGCCGGATTGGAGGCGTCGACCATACCGACAAACCCGGCACTCACCGAGCCTTCGCCTGCGGTCTGCAAAGGCCCCGCCTGCTGATCGCCCCAAATGTAAGACTGCGTCGCAATGTGGCACGTCAGAAGGGTGAGAACAACCGCCCGCGTTTTAATGGGCGGCTGTGCGTCGGGATCGTAAGGAATCGCGCTGTCGTCGTTGCCGATCAGCTCCGCCGCCTGATCAAAGCACGCCTCTAACATCTCATCGGCAAAGCGCGTGATATCGGAAAATGCGGGGTATACCTCTCGGAAGGTCTCGGGATCGAACACGACGGCAGTCATTGCGTTATTCCTTCGTTGAATTCTTTTGAGGCATCGGGTCATCGCCCGTCTTTTCGTCGGCGTGGTCAATCGCGAAATTCAAGCCCTGCGCCTCGCTCTTCTTTTCCTTGATGCGCCCGGATGCGAACCACGGGCCATAAGCCTGACCGAGTTCGGCCTTCACCTGCTCCCATAACGCACGATCGACAACCGTCACGCCGTAACCACCGGCAGGCAGTGCGCCGCCCGAAGCGTTCGCGAGATATACGCCGTTGCCGTTAATGGTGACGCTCTTGCCGTTACTCAGCGTGAACTTCTGAGAGATGCGGGAGCGGAAAAGGATCGTGACCGTATCCGACGTCTTGGCGGTATTGCCGACGCTCACCGTGGCGCCGTCTTCGCTGATTACCTTGACTTTCGGAGCGCTCGGAGCGCGCTTCACTTTAGTTTCCTGATTGGCCATTTTTTGTGTTTCCTTAAAAATTGAACGGGGAGAGCGCCAGCCCTCCCCGGGGGCATGATCAATCTGACAACATCGTCAAATTGATCCGGTCATTTCTACTTCTGAATACCCGTCATCGTCGCAACAGCGAACGGACGGAACAGCAGACAGCCGGTAGTAGACGATGCCCACTTCTGAGACATGGAAGAGTGCTCGACAAGAACCGGATAGGTCTTGAGCTTTTCAAGGAAGCCGAATTTAGCCGTCGGCCGCCCTGCGATTTCCGTCGCGATCAGCATGGCTTTGCACACGCCTGCTTCATCCTGAAGCTGCGGGAGAGAGATGATCTCAAGGCCCGGGAAGAAGCCTTTAAGGGTCTGCAAAACGGGCGCGACGCCGAGCGTCGTCGTCTTGGCGAGCTGTCCCATAATGGACGGCGGCACCACCAGCTTGAGTTTGCTGTTAAAGCTCACGTAGCCGTTAGATGCGGCGGCGATCTGATTGAACATTGCAAGAATGTCGTTATAAATCGCGTTCGCATCCTTGTCGGCCCATGCCGTCTTAGTATTGACGGGGGCAGGCGACAGGGCGGTAGGCAGTGCCGGGTCGTTCAGCAGGCCATAAATAGACATACCGCTCACGCCAAACAAGTTGTAATTGTTGGCGTCGATTTCGATCGCGGTTGCCGCGGCGCGCTGTTTTTCAGACAGCAGATTGATCTTCTGAGCCGTCGCGATGTCTTCTTCCAAGTCGCCGATCTGAATAAAGGTCTGGAACTTGTAGGTTTCGCGGGTCACCTGCTCGATGTTGGCTTCAGACAGCAGGCCGCGACCGTAGTCGCTGTATGCCGTCGTCTGACCAACGTATTCAACGGCCGGGAACATCGTCTGAACGTCCTTCCAGTCGCCGCGCTTTTCTTCAGAGAAAATCTCCGTAGAGTTGCGGGGAGCCTGAAGGATTTCGACAATCTCAGGGCTATAGTAGGTTGCAAACAGAGCAGGGGTCTGCACGTTGGCGACGGTCTGCAAAGCAGCATCCATCGCGATCTCGGCAGTGCCGTTCTGAGTCGGAAGAAAACGCCCGTTACCCTTGCACAGGTCAAAGCCGAGGCGTTCCATGGTTTCACTTCGTGCCATTTCAAATCCACCTTTTAAAAAAGATTAAGCCGCGGCCATCGGAGGCACGACATTGGGCTGCTGGTTGCTGATCAGCACAAGGGGATTCGCTCCCTTGCCCAGCACATTTTCAACGACGAAATTCGTCATCGTGTAGCCGTCCTTCTTGGCGCTGTCCGTCTGCGTCGTGACAGAGCCGTCAGTCTGCGAGGCGAGCACGTAATCGCCCACCTTGGCGCTAGCGTTCTGTGCGACAACCCAAAACTTGCCATTCGTGGCGATCTGCGCGAAGGCGCCTTTAGGAACGACCATCGCATTCGCAGCAGTCACTTCGCCCGTGATGTACTGGCGGGTGTAAACGACGATGCCGCGCAGGATGCCGGTTCCGGCCTTGTTGACCTTCGTACCTCCGGCAGTAGCGTCGGCAAAGCAGAAATTACCCACCGTCAGATCAGAGGCGGCCTGATAGGTCTGCGCCGTGTAGTGCGATTCAACAACGCTCGCGGGCATACCCGCAATCGCGGGGGCAAGCCCCACATTTACTTTGGACTGGAGAGCCATTTGCCCATCTCCTTATCGAATGAACTGCTTCAAAAAATCCTCGTCGCTCTTGGGCGCCGAATCCATTGCACCGCTCGGGGCGGCGGTCTTGACCGACTGCAAAGCGGCAAAGACGTGTTTGGCGGCGCTGGCCGGGACGTTCTTGACGCCCATCGCCTTGACGGCGTCGAGATAGATCGCGTCGGCGCTGTCGTATGCCATCGGGTCGACGTTGCCCAGCACGGACTTGACTTCGGTCGCCGCGCGGTACTGAGCAGACAACTGCCCGCGCACCGTCTTGGCAATCATGGCCGCGTCCATGGCGCCGCCTTCGGGCTTGGCTTCGCCCGCGTCTTCGTCTTCGGCTTTGGCCTCGTCCTTCGGCTCGTCGGCGTCTTCGGCGCCTTCGGGCTTGGCAGGCTCTTCGTCTCGCGTGCCTTCCGTTTCCTGCACGGCCGCATCGGCCTTGCTTTCTTCGAACTTCGCGTGAGATTCGGCAAAAGCACGCACCAGTGCGTCCTTCTGCTCGGGCGTCAGTTCAACGCCTGACTCGTCGATAGTCTTGCGTGCAAACTCCGTGAAGTCGTCACACGCCCCATCAACCTTTGTTTCTTCACTCATGGTGATTCCTCTAGGTTTTTCGTCAGAGACAAAGCAGTAGGGAGCTCTACCCTCGTGAACAAGTGCCACGTGATTGCAAGCGATCTCGCGCATCACGAAGTCATAAGCAAGCCCGTCCGGAGTCTCCCCGGGCGTGAAATCGGGCTTATATCGGTATCCGCAACTGAGGTCGCGCAGTGTGCCGTCCTCAATCGCGGAAATTGCTTTTTCATCCCACACGCTCAGCGCGTTGGTTATGTACGGCGGCTCCCACTTCGCGCTGGTGCCGACGGTGCCAACGCGAAGCTCCTTGTTCGGGTGCTCCGCGCTGTCAAACTTGTGTTCGATCAAAAGCGGCACGCCGTTGAACGTCGACAGTGCCGCCTTAAGCTCGTCAGGGTTGCGCCAGCCGTAATAGATTCGGTCAGGGTCTAACTGCCGCTCTTCCCAGCCGGGAATCTCGCGCCCGTAGTAAGGCGCCACGTGGTCGCGGGTTAAATTCGATGTCTTGACCTGCAAAAAGCCGTTTTTGTCGCGCGTCCGCGCCGACTCCATCACAACTTTTTCATCAAGCGCTAAGAGTTCTTTTTCCATAGCTTTCTACTCAATAGTGGACGATACGTACATTGGCAACCAGGTTCTACCCCCGGAAGTACGTAGCGCCCAACATCGCGGTCGTAAAGTCCTTTTTTTAGGTCGAACTTTTTGCCGTCCATCTCTTTGTGCGTCTCGCGGCTCGTGTGCTTGCCGGGTACGTGAATCCATTCGCCCTGCTCAACACCAACCTCAAGATCGTTCGCGCGGCACAGGGCTTCCGTCGCCTTATTGCACTGATCGCGAGCAATGAAGTCCGCGCGGCGCTGTGTGATGCCGTAGCGCTTGGATAGCTCGGACTTAAGCCCCGCCACGTCTCTCCCGTCGGTCACGGCCCGCATTACCAGCCCTTCGACCTCCTGAAGATATCGGGAGCTGATTGACTTAATAAGCGACGTGTTAGCGTTCACAAGTGCGTCAAAAGCGTCTTGAGAAATCTGCCCCTTGTCAAAACGCAGGTCGAACGCCTCGAACCCCGAAGCCCGAAGCGCTGAGTTCTGCGCCCGGTCGACGTGGTCGCGCGTCTTCCTTACGAACCAGTCCGCCGTGTCTTCGGCAAAGTCCTGCGAATATTCTTCCCACTTCTTGCGCATTCGATCAATGATCTTTTGCAAGCGCTCGGCAGGGGACTCGCCCCGTGCGTCTTTCGCAATCCGCGGCTCGACCTTGCGATATAGCCCCTCAAGCTCTTTGGCGACGTCTTGCGCCATCTGACGCACGAGCGAGCGCAGTTTGCCCGCGTACGCCTTCCGAAGCCCTGCATTAGGCCGCACGGCTCGGATACGCACGTCAGTAGACTGCGCCCGCCTTGTCGCTGTCATCGCGCTCCTCCGTGGTCGTGCTGCTCATTTGGCCGAACGGGTCTTCAGGAGCACCCGGGGCCTCACCCTCAAGGTCGCCATACGGATGATCCTTGGCATTACTCAACGCCGCGCGGACTTCGTCTTCAGAGAGTACGCCGCGGTCAAGGTAGACGGCGGCCGTGTCGGCCATCATCTTCTTGACCTCGGCAGTCGTGCGCTCGTCATCTTCGTCGAGCGAGCAGAATTCAAAGCTCAAACTAGGATCAATGTCACCAAAAAGATTGATCTGCAAAATGCGCAGAATCTCTTCAAGCGGGCGCCGCAGAATCTTCTCCTGCCGCGTGGCGATTAAGTCGGCCTGTAGCTTGATGTCGCTCTCGCCCGTGGCGTTAAAGCCCGAAGGCGACAGCCCGAGCGTCTTCACCACGCCGCTTTGGTTGACGGACACCACGAACTCAAGCGACTGGCGCACAATGTCCGTTAGGCCGGTAATCGGCGTGTTGACCTGTACGAAGTCTTCTTTGTCCTTGTCAAGGAGGCCAACGCCGTTATTGTCGCGGAACTTCGCAAAGAACTTCACGCGGTCGCTCACCGGTTGCCACGACTTGCGGGCAAAAAGCTGAGCGCCCAAATCTGTTTTAATGAAGCTCGTCGAGAACTTTGTAAGAAGCGTGTTCACTTCCTCGCGGTTCTTGCGGAAGTGCGTCACGTAGTCCGAAAGCAACTGAGCCTGAGCGATTCCGAAAAAGTTGTACGAGGGTTTGAGTAAGTCCGGCACCTCGTTCTCAACAAGGCGGATCAGGCGCGACGCATGCACCGCCGTCCCCATGATGTAGAACACGGCGGGCTTGTAAAAATCTTCTTTGAGCGGGTCGGACGCGTTAAAGCTCTGCGGCGTCGTGAAAATCGGATCAATCACGCGGAACGATACGCGGTCTTTAAGCTCCGTCGAGCGTGCTGTCTTGTTAAGCACTTCATCCGGCTTGGCGTGCCCCGTGTCGACAAACAAGAAGGCGCCGCCCATCAAGCCCATTGTCGTGAGCGCCTTATAAAGCGTATCGCGCAAGCCGATGCGGTCAATCTCTTCCTCAAGTGCCTTCTTGCGCTTGTCGTCGTCACACTTGATTTCAATCCACGCCCGCAGCATCTCATCGGTGCGTGTTTGAATGCACAAGCGAATGAGTGCGTCCTGCGAAAGCTGTTGCAAAACGCCGTAGCCCACAAAGCTGACAAGGCTTGAGATCGCAGACCATTCGAACTTAGGCACAATGCCGCCCGCAAAAGCCGCGTCCATAGCGCCGTCAAGCTGTTTGTAGTGCGCCTTTGACCCAGCGAGAGACCGCGCGGGCTTGAGCAGTTCGCGGATGTCCTTCTCTTGCGGGATAGCGTCTACCACCGTGGTGGTGCCGTCGTATTCGCCAGTGACCTCAAATCCAGAGGTCTGGCGTTTCGTCTTCCGAGATTTTGAAGCCATAGCCTCGTGCCTTTATGTAATCTACCAGGGAATACCTGATTCCATCGATCGTATGGTTGTTTTTGTCTAATACGACCGGCAGAACCTCACCAGTCAATCTATCCGTTTTGTACGAGTAGAGCCTGAACTCGTCCGCCGTGTGCACACATCGCGGGTCAATAACGACCTTGTCAAAGCTTCGAATAAAGCTAATGCCCTCCTCGATGCTCTCAGGCCATTTCTCGGCGCCCTCGATGTTGAACCCGTGGCGCTTCAGATAGCTGATTGTCTCAGGCCGGGCGCAGTCCGCCTTTATTGGCCATTTCGTCGACTCGGGCACTGAGCGATACAGCTGAGGCAATTCGTCGATTTCAACCCCGACGCCGTACGCCTCATAGTCAATATACAGGCGATTATCCAAGATGAAGCATCGAACCAGCGTCGACGGGTCACGCGCGAAACCGAAGTCGGCGCCGAAAAATAGACGGTCGGCCTGTTGCCAAAGATCATCCGGGATTGACTCGACGACGTACTTGCCGCGGAAAATCTGCGCCCCGCTGATGCTGAGCGGGAAGCCCTCCCAAATATGCAGATACTTCTCGTAATCGTTCGCCTTGTCCCATTCCATCTGCTCGCGCAAGACTTCAGGAAAATACGGGTTATCCGTATAGTTGACCTTGCGAACGTAGGCGCCCGGGGGCGGCGCCTCTAGGAAATCATTCGTTGGGTCGTCGACGGTGAGCGGGTTGAACGTCAGCCACAATTCCGACCCGGGTTTGCGGATTGTCGGAATCAGCACGTCCCACGACTTTCGAGAGACGGATGACGCCTCCTCAATCCAACAAATATCAATGCCTTCCTTTGACCTAATCGAGTTCTCATTACGCAAGAGGCCGGAGAAGATAAAGCGGCTCCCGGTGCGCTTATGCTCAATCTCCGACTCTTTGAAGTCGAAGCGGTCAAACAAGCCCATGCGCTCCGCTGTGTCTTTCAGCGTCTGATACGACGAATCGCGGATAGAGTTCTGCACCTCGCGGCAACACAATATGCGCACCCGCCCGAAATCAGCCATGGCGATGAGAGCGCGCGCAACTGCCCAGCTCTTTCCACTGCCTCGGCCGCCGTAGAAGACTTTATATCGGTGCGGCCTGTACAGTTCGACGAATGGGTCGGCGCTATTGGTTGTCATTGCTTGGAGCCGCGGGCCAGCGCGTTATAAATATCCTGCAAGCCCTCGGGCGGTTTCGCTGTTGTGGTCAAGTCTCCCTCTAAGCGCTGAGTTTCCTTCCAGCCGCACCGGGACTTAAGATAGAAAATCGTCGCGGCAATGTTTCCGTTCTTGATTTGATCCATGAGCTTCCCACCGACGAAAACATTTGCCTTGGCCTTGCCTCTTTTAATGGCGGCCGCAAATTCCGCATAGTTCTGTTTCCGGCGCGTCAACGTGTCCTGAGAAATCCCCAACGCAAGGGCGATTTCCTCCTCGTTGTCGCAGACTTGCGCGTACTCCTCAACCTTTTTCAGGTCGATTTCAATCGGTCTGCGGCCTAACGGCCTCGGCATTCTTTCGCCATTTTTGTGATGAGGATTTTCGGCCATAAAAAAAGGCCATCAGGAGGGAGCTTCCTGATGGCTTAAATCGGAGAACAATTCCTACGGAGTTTCAGAAAACCACCGGAAAGCAAGATGCTGCGTTTCTGTCGGGTGCGAAAACGCAGGCCATAGCCTGCATTCCACCCGCTGATACACAGCTTCCAATTTTCCATAACGCATTATACAGACCTCAGCCCTCGGAAGTCTAATTTCAACCGTACGGTTTAATCGTACGGATTACGGCCCTCGGCTCGGTATATGGCCGCCTGAATTTGCTCAAGCGCCTGTCTTAAGCGCTCCTGAATCGTGCGCAAGTTGACGCTGAGCAGGCGCCCTAAAAGCGCCCTGTCCCGCACGCTATAGACGTACCACGCGAGCAGCAGGTCTTTCGATCGTGCGTCCTTCATGCTCTGCCACGCGGCATCAATCAACCAGCCTTCTGCGTAGTCCCCGCGCGAGAGCGCCCGGGCCTGAGCCTCCTCATCGTCCGGCCAGCGCCGTTGATCGTCCTTCCCGTAAAGCTTCATGTGCCGGTATAACATCGTCTCCTCGTAATGCGGCCGGTCTTTGACGACGCGGCCCCATATCTCAAGGCGCTGATCTAAGGCGGCGAAGTCGGTCGGGATTTGCAGGACAATATAGCGCGGCATTAGCGGGTGACCTCGTAAAGCGTTATGTCTGCTCGGCTCGCAACAGAATACAGCTTTGTCGCGGTTTCTGAGCATATGCGCTTATCGTCATCGTACGCGACGCCGTTTAATGCGTCCTTGACGATTTTGAGCAGGTTGTCGCCGTCGGGCTTTTGGTCGTACGGCGCCAAGTCCGCGGCCTCGGTACGGCGCTTTTTGCTCCACGACTTTGGCGGCTCAAAGAAGAATTCGCACTTAATCGCAAGCGGCACCCCGACGCGCTTTTGAACGCCCTGCGCCTTCATGGCCTCGATGCACGCGGCGCGGACAGCGGCCTCGTATCGGACGGTCTTCTCAGGAGTGTAGGCGAACCCGCGTCGGGTAAAGCGCGGGCGGGCCTTCCCGACCGGCTTCCCCTCGACGGTGAACCGAAGGATTTCAGTAAGCTGCATTGACGTCCTCCGGTCGCTGAGCATATCGCGCGACCTTCCGAGCACTCACAAAGCGCCCGTATAGCTCCAACAGAAATGCCGGGCCGTCGTCGATGTTCATGCGCACGAGCTTTCCGAAGGCGCGAAACGGCACCGGCTGAGCGGGCGTCGTGCGGAATTCGAGCAAAACGCGCTCGCCGTATTCCGGAAGGTTTTGCAGGCGCTCTTTTCGGTCCTTCGTGATCTCCTTCCATACCGTAAAGTTTTGATTTGCGACCCTAATCATCGTCATGCTGCCCCCAGTGTGCGCGATTCTCTGAACTCGTCAACGATAGCCCGAGCCTCCTCGGGCGTAATGTCCGCCTCATCGTGCCAGTGACCTGCGTCCTCAAGCTCTCCAACCTTGCCCGCCTTATCGACGCGGTATAGGTGCCAGTCTTTGGACGGAAAGAACTTGATGACGTACTTTCGCCCGGCCTCGTCCGTGACCTCAAAGGCCGTTTCAATGCTGTATCTCACCTTAGCCCCTTTGCCGGTCTCGACCGGCTTCATGGGTAATTCTGCGTTCGTTCGCGCGTAATGCAGACTTCACGCGGTCGGCTACGCGTGCCATACCGCCCGTTATCGTATCGTCATTGGCCTGCCTGATCTCGGAACACGTGCAAAGCCGAATCAACGCTAGAAACGTTTCCCGCGTGCCTTCCCCGGCAACGATCTGCGTCAGCATCCGGCGGGCGTCGTAGGCGTCCATTATGAGCGCCGTGTCTCGCGTATCATCCGCCGCCCGGCGCACGGCTTCGAGCAATAAAAGTTCTTCATCAAAGTAGCCCGACGGCACGTCGTACGGCTCTTCAAATCGCGGACTGGCGTTCATACTCGACCCCCGAAAACAGACTTGAAAAATTCGTCGATCCTTTGGCTTTCTGCGTTTTTGTAGGCCTTCGGCGCCCCCCCTGCATCCAAAGCGCGCGCACGGCCTGAGCGCGTTGGTTTTTAATCTGTCGGTCAATGTCGTCGGCCAAATCGTACAGCCCGGCGCGTTTAAGCGCCGCCACGAGGTCTACCGCCCTTTGTCCATCTATTTCGATTTTGTATGTTGTCATTATCTAATCACAAGGTAAATAAGTTGGCACGAGTCACATATTTATAACGACCCTAGCCGCCGCCACAAAGAAACATACTGCGGCGATGAATGTCGTCATGCGAGCGAATAGCCCCTGACCCGCGAGCTTTTCAACGTAAAAAAGGACAATCATCACATTGCCCAGCAACAAATAAAGGAGCGCGAGTACGTGGTCATTCATGCTTCGGCCTCCTCAGCGCTGTAAGGCGTCGGAATTAGCCGCCACGCCTGCACGCTATACCGGCTCCAATCGCCCGCGAAACCTTTGCCCGATTCAAACGGCCTGACCTCTACGCTTAAATGCCCCGTCGGCCCTTTAAGCGTCACAAGGTACCCGCCGTCCTTTCCCGGGTGCGTCGCCGCGTCGGTTTTGTCGTACCTATGCCAGCCCTCCACGCCTCGGCTCTCTAGCACCGATTCCAAGGCCTGCGCGACTTCTTGCAACGTTCTTAATGCCGCCGTCAGTTTGTATTCAAGCACGCGCGGCGCCATTCTTTTCCTGTCTGTCATTTTTCCATCTCCTAGATTTCGCGTCCGTCCAAACAATCGGCGGGCAGTGCGCTGTCGGGCAAAAGCCGCGGCAGTGCCCTGTCCGGGCTGGTACAGAACACGGTGCCTCTCTTGTCAAACCACAGCGGAACAAGGCCCATGAAATCGCCGTTTCGTTGTTTAGAAATACGCAGGAGTGAGTCAGCGGCGTCCTGATCCTCGGTCGGCGTGAGTTCGCGCTGTTCTGCCAGTCGCTCCTTGTCAAGGTTCCGACGAATCAAAACGAGGTTGTCAATTTGGTCAACGATCGCAGACGAACCGCGCACCGCGAATTTGTCAATCTCGTCCTTTTCGCTCCCGCCCTTTCTGACGTGATGGACAATGTGAATATGCACAGAAAGCTCGCGGGCAATCTGACAGCACCCCTGCACAAATTCCTTCTGCCCCGTGTAATCGTCCTCGGCGTGCACGACCTTCATCAGGTTGTCGATAAAAATATGCTTACACCCGAACTCCTTGGCCATCACCACCGCCACACCTAGGACGCCTTCAATCGTGATCGCTTGCTTCTCGTTTGAAAGGAGCAGACCAGCGTCGCGGCAGTACGCCAAGAAGGCATGTATTTTCTTCTCGTTCGCCTGAGCGTCATATTTCGTAGGCAGACGCCCCCAGCCCTGTCGCAGCATTCGATAAAGCGTCCTAGCGGGCGTCATCTCAAAAGACTGAATGCCGACCTTCTGCCCGGCGGCTAAAAGCTGTAAGGCGACCTGCCCGGTCAGAAGGCTCTTGCCGTTGCCATTCTGCCCGGCCCACATCGTCACTTCGCCTTCTCTGAAGGCAAGTCGCTGGTCGAATGCGCACGGCGTGCCCGCTAGGCGGCCCTCGATGATGCCAAATAGCGGGTCTTCAAAGTGGTCAGGCCGATAGATCACGTTGCGGGCGGACTGTTGCCACGCGGCGAACGCGGGCGAGTAGTCACGCGGTTGCATCGTCATTTCACTTATTGTCTTGTCTTGCATAGGGTAGTTCTCCGAATTTCTTCCAATGTTTGTTTTTTAGGTGAACTAAAGCGCCGTCAGGCGTCCAGTAAAACGAATTGTCTCGTGCCTTGTCTCGGATCATCATCGCCAATTGGCGTGCTCGTCTCTCTGAGCCTCTAAGGTACTCAATTTCACAAGTCCGGTCAGCCCACACCTCGGGCGGTATGTCAGCAATGTTGTCGCTCTCGCGGATATAGTAGTTAAGGACTCCAAAGCACGGACTCTTGCCGTCACCGCACTCAAAGCCATCGCGGATAAGGCAGTATGCCGGGGCGAGTACGAACCTGATCTGTTGTTGTTCTCTCGGGCGGTATACGCCTATTTTTGCCTCGCTGTCTTCAAAGTAACCGCGAGAATTAAAAAAGGCGTCGATTTCTTCGGGCGTCAGCATGATTATCCAAAAAGCAGCTCGGCCGCTGCCTCCTCCTCTTCTTTTTCGGGCTTTCTGTTTGAACCAGCCGCCCTCTTAAACTCATCAACTGCCTGAGCCTGCGTGACTGGTCGGCGTCCTCCGTTCGCTACGAATTGGTTGCTTCTTCTGATCCAGTTTCGCCACGTGGCTGGCCAGTCTCGTTTTACTGCTCCTGCCCCTGCCTTCGCTCTCCAGTAGTCAAGAAAGCAATCAAACTCAAAAGCTATCTGATCAGGGGATAAGTCGGGACGGACTTTAATCGCCTGCTCCCTGAGTTCAGGGGTCAGCTCTGTGAATGTGATCCGGCTTCCTTTTTTATTTTCGGGTTTAGGGGTAACGTCGTTACCCGTAACGACGTTTCGGGTAGGCTCGTTGTGCGAGACCGAGTCGAGCACAAGAGGAGCGTCAGCGTGCTCTGCCCTTT